CAAGGATTTAACTCGTGAAGATTTAGACAACCTATTTCCTGACAGTAAAGCTAAGCTAGACAAAATCGGTAGCCTTGGTTCTATAGACGAGATTTTCACCTTTAAAGACGGAGTTTCAAGAGAAACTGACGATTACCCTAAGTGGGAAGAAGGTGTTGATATAGAAGGTAAAAAACAAGGAACTTTATTTGACCTTGTTGATTATTACTATAAAGATTTCCAAACCAAATATTTTGCCCTAGTTCAATCTAAAGGGTTAATTAAACAATTTGATTCAAAAGAAGAAGCAACTTCGCTAGTAGACCAAGTTCAAGAAGGTTTCGTTATAGACCGAAAAGTTCCTGTAATTATGCACGCACAGGTAGTTGGTAACACTGAACTTTATAATGACGTTTGCTGGTCATACCCTGGATGGAAAGGTTATCCAATCATCCCCTTCTTTGCTGAACTTATTACTGAAAAACTTGATGATTTCTCGCTTAGAATCCAAGGTATAGTTCGTGGAATTAAAGATTTACAAGAAGAATTTAACAAAAGACGTACACAAGAGTTAAGGCATCTAAATTCATCCGCTAACTCTGGTTTTGATATTGAAGAAGGACAATTATCCCCTGAAGAAGAAGCTAAGCTTAAAAAGTTTGGTTCTTCCCCTGGAATTGTAATTAAACGTAAAAAAGGCACATCACCTTTAACTCGTATATCTCCAATGCCATTATCACAAGGTCATGCCCAGCTTGCCGAAGAAAACTCTCAAGACTTAAAAGAAGCTAGTGGTGTCAACCCAGACCTACTCGCTAACGATTCCCAATCGCAATCAGGTAGAGCAATTCTACTTAAACAACGCCAAGGGCTAGTTATGGTTCAGGAAATGCTTGATAACTTTGGTGAAACCAAGCGATTGATCGGTAAATTCACTTTAAGTCAACTCCCTCAACTTTTCACAGTAGAAACTGCTTTAAGAGTTTTAGGTGATGCCTTTATTGCGGATAATTTCACAGTACCTACCTCAGTTGTTTTAGACCGAGGTCTTGCTAAAGTTCGTGAAGGTAAAGAGCAAGAACTTACACAATTAGAAAACTCTGTTTTATTACAGAACCCAGAACAACCTGAAGGGAAACCAATCGTAGACCAGAACAACCAACTTGCAACTATGGTTGATTTCGACTCTGCTACCCTTCTTATAAACAAGCTTTTAAACGATAGCGAGCTTGCGAAATATGATATAGCAATCGGCGAAGGTCCTTATGCCGAAACAATTAAATTAGCTAACTTTATGGACTTAAAAGACCTTGCTTCTCAAGGCGTTCCAATACCCCCTCAATCTCTGATTGAAACAAGTATGTTACCTCAAGGTGATAAAAACAAGATATTAAAGCAACTAGCAGCACAAGCCCAAATGGCACAAGTGCAACCTGCACAAGCCAACTAATTACTTAATAACAAGTAAAGGAGTTACCAATGGGAATAATGGATAACTATCCAAGTGATTGTGACTATCTACGACACAAGTTTGATTTAAAACCAGAAATAAGTTTTTACGAACTAATAAACGTAGTCACAACTTACATCAAATCGTTAGAAGAAGTTAAAAAACAATCTGTCGTTAAAACAGAACAAGAAAAATCTCAAGGAGAGAAAAAATGTCAGACACAAACAACCAAATCGAAATAGTAGACGAAAAACCAGTAGAAGAAGTCGAAATTAATCTTGAAGGTGCTACTAAGGAAGAAATCGAGTCAGCCGAAGAATATGGCATGATTCCAAAACAAGAGGAAAAAGATGGCGAACAGTCAAAGCAGTCAGAACCTAAGACCAAAGAAAATAAGCATCAAGAGGAAACGAAAGTAGATGAATTACCTACCTTCGACCAAGTAGAAACAGATGAAAAGTTAATTCAAAAATATAACAAGAATGAAAAGGCTCTTTACTGGAAGTGGAAGACAGATAAGAATAAAAGACAAGAAGCTCAAAAAGAATTAGCGTTGATAAAAGAGAAATATAGTGTTGATAGCGTAAAAGCCAGTTTATTAGAAAAGAAGTTAGAAAAGATTAATAAGATGTTAACCGAAGACGTTGACAATCTTACTATCGAAGGTTTAAAGGCAGCTTTAAGTGAAAAAGAAGTAATTGAGAACAAGATTGAAGAAATAAAACCTAATGTTGATGTAGTTAAACAAAAGGTTGCAAATAAAGCTCAACTCGCCGAGAAAATAGGCGAATCTACATACGAAAACTTTCAGGCTATCGCTGAACTAGCGAAAGAAGTAATTGATGCAGACAAATCTGGTACATACCAAAGCCTAATTGATAAATCATTCGTTGATGAGAATATCGACGAAATCACCCTATTAGAACGCATTGTCAGTATCGCCAAGCTAAGCGATAAATACAGTGAGATTTCTAAAACACAAAAAAAAGAAGAAGTTAAAGACGAAAAAGTCAATAGAGTTCTGAATAACTCTAAGAAAAAAATAAGCAGTGCATCGATAACCAGTTCTGGTGGTCGAAGAACAATAGGTGAAAATGAATTAACTTGCGAACAAGCTGCTAAATTACCTCTTAGTGAATATTCCAAGTTGAGTGAAACAACAAGAAAACGAATAAAAATGGGTATAGACCCATAAAAAATAGGAGCTTTTAAATGGCTAATACAGTAAGTATTGATGCAATGAGACCCGAAATTTGGGGTAAAGACGTTTGGAAGAACGTCATGGATAATAACTATTTTGCTCAAGGTGGTTTGATGGGCGAATCTGAAAATAACATTATCCAGATTAAAAACGAGTTAACTAAATCTAAAGGAGATACTATCACTGTTCCTTTAACAGCAAAATTAACAGGAAATGGTGTTAATGGAGATGGGGAACGTGAAGGAAACGAAGAAAAGATTAACGCATATAGCGATTCAATTCTTATTGACCAAAAATCTTTTCAAGTAAGATTAACTGGTTCATTAGATGAACAAAAGAATGCTTACAACATGAGAGAAGATGCAAAAAATAAACTTTCTTTGAGATTACAAGAATTTTTAGAAATGCAATTTTTCTTAAAGTTAGGTGGAGTAAACAACGTTAATTTAACTGATATAGCTGGAAACGTAGTTGGAACAGATTGTACTTGGTCAAACACACCAACAGCTGTACCAGATGCAGATTGTAAAGCTGGTTACGGAAAAAGATACGTTTGTGCTGATTATACAAACGGTGCTGATTCATTAGCTGCTACTGACCTTTTAACACCTGAACTTATCACAAGAGCAAGAATTAAAGCGTCATTGAAACAAGCAAGTGGTATGCCTAAAGTTAATCCTTTAAGAATTAACGGAGAAAACTTCTACGTTATGTTTATCCATCCTTGGCAAGGTTTTGATTTAAAGAATAACGCTACTTTCGCACAAGCTCAAAGAGAAGCTCAAGTAAGAGGTTCTTCAAACCCAATCTTTACTGGTGCATTAGGTGTTTGGGATGGAGTTGTTCTTAAAGAACATGAATATGTTCCTTTCTTAGATGTTTCTGTAGCTGGAGATTCATTTGAAGGTGATGGTTCTCTTTGCGATTACGCAGTAGATGCTTTCAGAGCTATCCTTTGCGGACAGCAAGCAGGTGTTATGGCAAAAGCTGGTAAAGATAAAATGGTAGAAAAACTATTCAACTATGATTCACAAGTTGGTTATTCAGTAGCATTCATGGGCGGTATTCAGAAAATCACATTTAACTCTGTTGATTACGGTGTAGTTTCTGTAGATACAGCTGCAACAGCACTTGTTTAATAGTTAAGAATAATTTTTAAAAAAAATTAATAGGGGGTCATTAACTTGACCCTCTAGGATTAAGGAGAAATTAAGATGGCACACACAAAAGGAACGTCTTACGGAACAGAGTTTGCTGGCGGTTATAAAACTGTCACAGTTCTTGTAGATGCTGGAACTCAAACAGGAACAGTAGAAATTACTGGTCTTACAACAATTAGAGGGGCACAAGTTTCATTAGCAGAAGCTCCAACAGCTAATGCTTCTTTAATTTCAGTTATTGGAATTTCAGGAAACATAGTTACTGTTAACGAATACACACCTCAAGGAACATTGAATACTCAATCAGCTCTCGACTTTTACTTAACTGTAATCGGCGAATATTAATTTAGCTTTTCATCGGGGAGGGATTTAACTATCTCTCCCCTCTTATTACCCACGGAGGTAAATATGAAGGAATTATTAATCGGTTGCGGAAGCCGAACAATAAAAGATTTATCTATTGATAAAGATAATTCTTTTAAAAATGTTGTTAGGTTAGACAACAATTCTGACCACGAACCAGATATTATTCATGATTTAAACATTCACCCATTACCGTTCATTGATAATGACTTCGACGAAATACACGCTTATGACGTACTTGAACACTTAAGTTCTCAAGGTAATTACAAATTCTTTTTTTCAGAGTTTAGTGAATATTCAAGGATCTTAAAACCAAAAGGATTGTTCTTTGCTTCAGTACCTTCTGTTGAAAGCGTTTGGGCTTTAGGCGACCCATCGCACACTCGTGTATTTCAAAAACAATGGTTGTCTTTTTTAAATCAAGATTTTTATAAAGATGTAGGAAAAACACAAATGTCTGATTTTCGATACATATATAAAGCGGATTTTAAGACTGTATATATTCACGAAACCACAGATAAACTTTATTTCATATTGGAGAACAACAAATGAAAATACTTGTATTAATGCCATTATACAAAATTATGGACGTAAGTTGCGTTATATCTTTAGTAGATTTTCAACAAGATTTATGGAGAGATGGACACTTAGTTAAGATTGTATTTACAAACGGATTTAATGCTGCAAAGGCAAGAAAAGCGTTAGCGAAACACGCTGGCGAAGAAAAAGAAACTGGTTACGATTACGTTCTTTGGTTAGATAGTGACCATATTTATAAAAAGGAAAACTTATACGCTTTGATAGAAAGAATGAAGAAAGAAAATCTTCCTATGCTTTCCGCTACATACACCTTGCATGGTTCACCAGATACAGCACATGGAATTGTAGAAAATAAAGTGTTTAGACATTTTAAGCAAGAAGAATTTAAAGAAGATGTCATCGACTGTACAGTTGTTGGTTTTGGATTTTTAGTAATGACTAAAAAGTTTATTGAAGAAATGTATGAATCGTACGGAGATAATTTATTTATTTTAGACGCTAAAGAAAATTGTACAGAAGATGTTAAGTTTTGCAAATGTGTTTTAGACAAAGGACACAGAGTTTGTTTCGACCTAAAGTCAAGGTCGGACACATAGAATTGGCGGTGAGATACTAATGAATTTCTCATTCGTCTTACCTACTCGTGGTAATAAAAAAGATGTTTTTATGTTTCTCGATTCTCTTGAAAGAACAACGAAATATAAGAATGACATTGAGGTTTTGTTTGCT